TATTACATCAAGTTATATTCAATGACAATATAAATGTTGCCATACTTGCAAACAAATCATCTACTGCTAGAGATTTATTAGGTAGATTACAACTTGCATATGAAAACTTACCTAAATGGTTACAACAAGGTGTACTAAACTGGAACAAAGGTTCACTTGAATTAGAAAATGGTTCAAAAATACTCGCAGCTGCAACATCTTCAAGTGCAATTCGGGGTGGTTCATTTAACATAATATTCCTTGATGAGTTTGCTTTTATACCTAACAATATATCTGAACAATTTTTTAGTTCAGTTTATCCTACAATATCTTCTGGTAAAACTTCTAAAGTTATGATTGTATCTACACCACATGGAATGAATATGTTTTATAAACTATGGAATGACGCTCAACACAAACGAAACGATTATGTACCTATTGAAGTACATTGGTCAGAGGTGCCTGGTAGAGATGAAAACTGGAAAGCAGAAACAATTAGAAACACAAGTGAAGCACAATTTGCTACCGAGTTTGAGTGTGAGTTTGTAGGATCAGTAGATACATTAATCAATCCATCTAAATTAAGAAACTTATCACACAATACACCATTAGTATCTAACGAAGGTTTAGATATGTACGAAAGAGCAGAAAAAGGTAAAGATTATGTTATGACAGTTGACGTAGCACGTGGTACTGTAAGAGATTATTCTGCCTTTACTGTATTTGATGTAACACAAATGCCATATAAGATGGTTGCAAAATTTAGAGATAATGAAATTAAACCTATATTGTTTCCTCATACTATTGAGAAAGTCGCAAGAGCATATAACAATGCTCATGTATGTGTTGAAGTAAATGATTTAGGTCATCAAATAGCAGACGCTTTACAGTTTGAATTAGAATATACAAACTTGTTAATGTGTATGATGAAAGGTAGAGCAGGTCAAATATTAGGTGGTGGATTTTCTAAAAGAGGTACACAATTAGGTGTACGTATGACTAAACAAGTAAAACGTATAGGTTGTTCTAACTTAAAAAGTTTACTTGAAGGCGACAAGATACTAATAAACGATTTTCATACAATACAAGAATTGTCAACATTTGTAAGACGTGGTAGTGGTTGGCAGGCTGAAGAAGGTTCTAATGATGATTTAGTTATGTGTTGCGTTATATTTGCATGGATAACAAATCAAAGATATTTCAAAGAGATGACAGACCAAGATGTACGTGCTAGAATGTACGCTGAACAACAAAACGCAATAGAACAAGACATGGCACCTTTTGGGTTCATGGATAACGGTCTGGAAGAAGAATATCAACAAGATGATAAAGGTGAAGTGTGGCAGCCAGTAACCGTACGAAAAGGTGATATTTTATAAATATAAACGAGATTAATGATACCTATTAGCTAATAAGAGGAGAACAAACATATGGCATTTCAAGTTTCACCAGGTGTTCTCGTACAAGAGAGGGATCTAACAAACGTAATCCCAGCAGTAGCAACTACGATCGGTGCTGTTGCAGGACAATTTAATCAAGGACCTATGGACGAAGTTACGTCTATTAGTTCGGAGAAAGAATTAGTAGAAACGTTTGGTAAACCTGACTCTACAAACTTTGAATATTGGTTTAGTGCTGCAAGTTTCTTGCAATACTCATCAAGTTTAAGGGTAGTACGGGCTGCAAACACTTCAAGTGTTAACGCTGTTGTATCTGGATCAGCATTAAGAATAAAAAACACAGATCATTACTCTAACGGTGACGGAACAACAGGACCTTACAACGATGGTTCTGCTAACGTTGGCGAGTGGGCTGCAAGAACAGCAGGCGCATGGGGTAATAACTTAAAAGTTTCAGTATGTCCGAGTGCAACGGCATATGAAGCAGTAAATAAAACAACAACAAATGACGCTTCAACAGCAGTTGGAGATACAACTATCGTATTAACTTCAGGAACTGATTTTCTTGTAGGTGATATTGTAAACTTCGGCGAGTCAGGCGGACACGAATATAGAGTTACAGGTGTTTCAACAAACACTTTAACTTTTGTAAGACATCCATCAGGCACAGGCGGACTACACACAGCTGTTGCAAACGGTTCACAAGTAAGAAGAAGATGGCAATACTATGATCTAGTAGATAAAGCACCAGCAACATCAACATACGCTTCTAATAGAAGTGGTGTAAATGACGAAATGCACATAGCAGTCATTGATGAAGACGGTGGTATTACAGGTACTGCTGGTGAAGTTTTAGAAATTTATGATTCAGTATCAAAAGGATCAGACGCTAAAACAGCACAAGGCGATACTAACTACTACGTTGACGTACTTTACAACCAATCAGAATACATCTATTGGATGGATCACGTTTCAACAGGATCAAATTGGGGTAGTGCAGTTGCAGGAATAACATTTACTGCTCTGTCAGCACCTTTCACTAGATCACTTGTAAGTGGTTCAGACGGTTCTGCTGTAAGTACTGCTGAGTTAAAAACTGCTTACGAAAAATACAATGACGCTGATACTGTAGATGTTAACTTAATCATCGCTGGTAAAGGTAACGCTACACACATTGATAACTTAATTACAATCGCTGAAAACAGAAAAGACGCAATAGTATTTGTTTCTCCTGAAAGAGCAGACGTAGTTAACGTTACAAATAGTACTACTCAAACAACTAATGTAAAAGGTTTCTTTGACGGTATTAGATCATCATCATACGCAGTATTTGATAGTGGTTACAAATATACATACGACAAATATAATGACGTATTCAGATATGTTCCTTTAAATGGAGACATTGCTGGATTGGCTGCAAGAACAGACTTAATCGCAGACTCATGGTTCTCACCTGCTGGTTTCAACAGAGGAGTAATTAGAGGTGCAGTTAAACTTTCTTACAATCCAACACAAGGACAAAGAGATGAATTGTACAGAGCGAGAGTAAACCCAGTTGTAACATTACCAGGACAAGGTACTTTATTGTTTGGTGATAAAACTGGTTTATCAACGCCAAGTGCATTTGATAGAATAAACGTAAGAAGATTGTTTATTACTTTGGAAAAAGCAATATCAACAGCTTCTAAATTTCAACTATTTGAATTTAATGACGAGTTTACAAGAGCTCAATTTAGAAACATAGTTGAACCATTTTTAAGAGATGTACAAGGTAGAAGAGGTGTTACAGACTTTAGAGTAGTTTGTGATTCTTCTAATAATACTTCCGATGTCATTGATAGAAATGAGTTTAGAGCAGATATATTTGTTAAACCAAATAGATCAATCAACTTTATACAACTACAATTCGTTGCGACAAGATCAGGCGTTGCATTTGAAGAAGTGGTAGGAGGATAAACACATGCCAAATATAAATGACTTTAAAGCTAAGTTAAGAGGCGGTGGAGCTCGTGCCAATCAGTTTAGAGTAACAATGCCTTTCCCTGGATTTGCAGCTGTAGGTGGGGAGACTGAATCAATGTCTTTCTTAACTACATCTACATCTTTACCAGGAATGACGGTAACGGAAGTTGCAATACCATTTAGAGGTAGGGAGTTATATGTTGCAGGTGATAGAACATTTGCTACATGGACTACAACTATCTTAAATGATACAAACTTCTTAATCCGTAATTCATACGAAAGATGGTTGAACGGTATCAATAATATGTCTGATAACGAAGGTCTAGTCAATCCTGTTGACTATCAAGTTGACGCATTTGTTGACCAATTAGACCGAAATGGTAACGTGATTAAATCATACACTTTCAGAGGAATGTTTCCAACAACTCTGGATGATATTGCTCTATCGTATAGTGATAACAACTCCGTAGAGAGTTTTACTGCTACACATAGATATCAATACTTTGAAACAAACACTACTACTTAATACCGTTATAAGTATTAATAGTAATAGGAGAAACTAAATTATGGCTGAACTGTTTGGGTTTAAGATAGAACGTTTAAAAGACGCTTCAACCGATCCAAGACAAAATATAGTTCCACCTCAAGCGGAAGACGGTACACAAACCGTCCCCGCTGGTGGGTTTTTTGCGTCTTATGGCGGATTTGATGTAACGGCTAGAAACGAGCTAGACTTAATAAGAAGATATAGAGAAGTATCACTCCATCCCGAGTGTGACCTCGCAATAGAGGATATCATATCTGAGGCAATCGTATCAAATGAAAATCAACAATCTGTACAATTAGATTTAAGTAAAATTGAGTACAGCGAATCTATTAAAAAGAAAATAAGAGAATCCTTTATAGAAGTATTAAAGTTATTAAACTTTGATATAAAAGGACACGATATCTTTAGAAGATGGTACGTAGATGGAAGAATGTACTATCATAAAATTATAGACAAAGATAGTCCTAGATTAGGGATTACAGAATTAAGATATATAGACCCTCGTAAAATCAAAAAGATTAGAGAGGTCAGAAAGCAAAGAACAGATGGCATGCCTTCTTCATTTGCTTTTGAAAACAAATTCCAAGAATATTATATATTCAATGAAAGAGGAATACACCCGACTGCTACATCAAACGCAGGTGGGTTAAGAATAGCTACAGACGCTATTGCATTTTGTCCGTCTGGTTTAGTAGACCAACAACAAAATCAAGTTTTATCTTATTTACATAAGGCAATTAAACCTGTCAATCAATTAAGAATGATTGAAGACGCTGTTGTAATATACAGAATTGCTCGTGCACCAGAAAGAAGAATATTCTATATTGATGTAGGTAACTTACCTAAAATCAAAGCTGAACAATATTTAAGAGATGTTATGGCTAGATATAGAAACAAACTTGTTTATGACGCAAGTACTGGTGAAATAAGAGATGACAGAAACTATATGAGTATGTTAGAAGACTTTTGGTTACCTCGTAGAGAAGGTGGGAGAGGTACTGAAATAACTACATTACCAGGTGGTCAAAACTTAGGTGAGATTGCAGATATAGAATATTTCCAAAAGAAACTATATCGTTCACTTAATATACCAATCAGTAGATTAGAAGGCGGTCAAGGATTTAATCTAGGTCGTGCAGCTGAAATTAGTAGAGATGAAGTTAAGTTTACTAAATTTGTAGGCAGATTACGTAAAAAATTCTGTATGCTTTTCCATGATCTATTGAAAACACAATTAATTTTAAAAGGTGTTATTGCTCCAGAAGAATGGGACAGTATGCAAGGCGATATTACATATACTTTCTTACAAGATGGTTATTTTGCTGAATTAAAACACAGCGAAATGATGAGAGAAAGAGTTATGCTCGCTCAACAACTAGAAGGGTATGTTGGTAAATATTTCTCTAACGAGTATATACGAACCAAGATATTAAAACAAAATGAAACTGAAATTGAAGAAATTGATAAACAAATTGAAGGGGAAGGTTCTGAAGGAGAAGGCGAACAAGCCGTCCCTGTCATCACGCCTCGTAAAGAAGCGAATGGCAGTAAAGAAAAAGAACCAACATTAAAACCAAAAGAAGGAGAAAAAGATGTCGGAAGAAGTAATTAGATATGGTGCTGGTGGCGTTCCTTATGTAAAGAAAACAGAAGCACCTAAGGAAGAAGTTAAAGAAGAAGTACTTTCTGAAATTTTAACAAAGAATCCTAATAAAGAAAAAAAATCTGAAACTACTAAAGAAAAAAAGTAATAGGAGATAAATAATATTATGAGTAAAGAAAATTTAAACAAGTTTGTTAATTCACTACAACAAGGTGACGCTAAACAGGCAGGAACAGATATAAAAAATGCTCTTGCAGATAAAGTTAGTGCAGCCTTAGATGACGCTAAAGTTGATGTGGCTAGATCAGCATTTACAGGACAACAAGGCGCAGACGCTCCAGAAGCGAATGTGTTTAGTGGTAATGATATAAGTGCTGAAAATCCTACACCAGAGGCGGCTAGTGATGAAGTGGCTCAGTAAGTTTATTAAAGATAATATAACTGAAGGCAACGATTACAAACGTACAAGACAGTACAACAAACTTACGCCTAAAATGAAGCGTGCTGTAGATATGATATTCAGAGCTGCTGATAAAGACGCAGACGTAATATCAAATTTTGAAAAAAATATTGATACAGCTGCAAAACAATATGGTGTACGTAAACAAGATTTAATGACGTATTTTGATAAAGAAACGTTAACAATTTTAAGGAGATAGAAATGGGAACAATTATACTAAAAGGTAGTGCAATTGCAGGTACATTATCAGATAATAATATCGGTAATGCTCACTTTGTAAGAGTAGTCGCTACTGCTGGTACAAATACTATTACAGTAAAAGATGGTAGTACAGTTTTAGGTACGACTTTATTACATGCTGCTGGAGATGAAATCACAATTGAAAAACATGCTAAACATACAATTTCATCAAGTGCTGCTGTAAGTGCCACTGCTGTAGGCGTAGGACACTAAAATGGCTGATACAGTATCTACACAAACATTAACAGATACGACAGGTGTAAAGTTTGCCGTTAAGATGACAAACTATTCTGACGGTACAGGTGAAACTTTAGTTAATAAAGTTGACGCTTCGGCAACAACTTTTATGACTGAAGATGGTAATCGTAAAATATCAAAAATCTTTTATTCAATTAATACTGCTAATCCTAAATCAGCAGTAGAATTAATATGGGATGGTACAGATAACGCAACGGCAGTTTTGTTGTCTGGTCAAGGTTTTTGGGACTTACGTGCCGATGGTAATGAGATAGGTAACAACGCAACTACACCAACAGGCGATGTTTTACTATCCACAAAGAATTTCGCAAATGGTGATAATTACACAATTTTAGTGGTATTCAGATAACAATTTGTATAAATATTAGAGAGAAATTAGAGATAGATACAAATGAAATTAATTACCGAAGAAATATCAAACGCAGAATATATTGTAGAAGAAAAGAATGGTAAAAAAAACTATTCTATCAAAGGTATATTCATGCAATCGGACGTGAAAAATAGGAATGGAAGAGTCTATCCTAAAGAGATACTTCAAAAAGAAGTACATAGATATAATAGAGAGTTCATCAATAAAAGCAGAGCATTCGGCGAACTTGGTCATCCTGATGGCCCGACAGTAAATTTAGAAAGAGTTTCGCACATGATTAAGGCTCTATATCCAGAAGGCAGTAATTTTATAGGTGAAGCACGAATTTTAGATACCCCATATGGAAAAATAGTGAAAAGTTTAATTGACGAGGGTGCAAAATTAGGTGTTTCAAGTAGAGGAATGGGCACACTTGCAAACGTAGGTGGTGCTAACATAGTCAAAGACGATTTTTATCTTGCAACCGCGGCTGATATAGTCGCAGACCCCAGCGCTCCAGACGCTTTCGTAGAAGGCATAATGGAAGGCAAAGAGTGGGTTTGGAATAATGGCGTTTTGAAAGAGCAAGAAGTAAACGAATTAAAGTTACAAGCAGAAAGTAAAGAGAGAATGGCAAGAGCAGATAAAAACGCTCAAGTATTTGAATCTTTTCTTAAAAAGCTGTAATTTTATAAATAGTAATTGACTCATTCCGAGAGGAGTGGTGCATTTATTTTACAACAACAAGAAAAACTATTGAGGAGATAGAACAATGGCTGATAAAACTGTGGCAGATTTGCCAAAGAAAAACGCAGCTCCAGCTGAACCAGCAAAGTCGTTACAGGCAACTGTACAACAAGTGATGAATAAAGCAATCACTTCACCGACTGACGCTAAAGTAGATTTCGCACAAGGCGTTAACCATATTACAGGTGACGCACACCAAAAAAGTGCAGGAGCAGCTGACGCAATGCAATCTCTAAAAGCAGAGGCAGAACCTAAGAAAACAACTTATAGTAACGCCAACGAAGCTGACGAGAAAAAAGACGAAAAAGAAAAAGAAGAAGTAAAAGAAGTTGCAGATAAAGAAGATGAAAAGAAAAAAGACGAGATGATGAAAGCTTCTAAAGATAAAGAAGATATGAAAGAAGGTGAAATGCCTGCAGGTCTTAAAAAATACCTTGACAAAAAATCTGACAAGTCTGAAAATAAAGAAGACGAAAAGAAAGATGTTAAGGAAGTTGCCGACAAAGAAAAAGAAATGAAAAAAGAAGTCGCTGACAAAGAAAAAGAAATGAAGAAAGAAGAAGACGAGAAGAAAAAAGAAGTGAAAGAAGTAGCTGAAAAAGACAAAGAAAAAGAAGTCAAAGAAGTTGCTGACAAAGATGATGAGAAGAAAAAAGAAGTTTCTGAAGTAGCTGATAAAGAAAAAGAAGCTAAAAAAGAAATGACTGCTAAAGATAAAGTTAAAGATATGGACATGAAAGAAGATGTTGCTGCTCTAACTGAAGGTGAAGAACTTTCGGAAGAGTTTAAAGCAAAAGCTGCTACTATATTTGAAGCTTCTATCAAAGCAAAACTCGTTGAAGAAATAGAAAATTTAGAGAGCGAATATGAAGCTAAGGTTAATGAAAAAGTTGAAGAAACTAAATCAGAAATCGTAGAAAAAGTTGACGCTTACCTAAACTATGTTGTCGAGGAGTGGATGAAAGAAAACGAATTGGCAATAGAAAAAGGTTTAAGAGCTGAGATTACTGAAGACTTTATCGGTGGTCTTAAATCTTTATTTGAATCTCACTACATCAATGTTCCACAAGAGAAGTATGATGTGATTGAGGCTCAGACTGCTGAAATAGAGAAGTTAAAAGAAGAAGTTAACCAAACTATTGAGAAAAACGTTGAGTTAAATCAGGCAATCGGTCAACACGTAAGAACGGATATCATCAATGATGTATCATCTGATCTTGCTGAAACTGAATCTGAAAAACTTAAAGGTTTAGCAGAAAGTATTGAATACAAAGACGCTGAAAGTTTTAGAACAAGTGTAGAAACATTAAAAAATTCTTACTTCCCTAAAGCAAAAGCGAGTGAAACTGAATCTAATGAAGTAGCAGAAAACAATGCTGGTTCTATGAACGAATCAATGGCTGCATATACTGCTGCAATTAGTAAATCAAAGAAAAATCCTTATCTAAAGTAGGGATAGTTAATTAACTAAAAAGAAGGAGAGATAGAAAAATGTTTTTATCTGAATCAATGCAAAACAAGTGGCAGCCCGTTTTAGACCATCCTGATCTTCCCGAAGTCAAGGATAGTTATAAAAGAGCCGTTACTTCAATGGTATTAGAGAACCAAGAAAAGTCGCTTAAAGAAGACGCTGCTTTCTTATCAGAAGCTGCGCCAACTAACGCAACTGGTTCATCTATACAAAATTGGAATCCTATTTTAATTAGCTTAGTAAGAAGAGCAATGCCTAACCTTATCGCTTACGATATCGCAGGTGTTCAACCTATGTCTGGCCCAACAGGTCTGATTTTCGCTATGAGAAGCAGATATACTTCTCAAAGTGGTGGTGAAGCTCTTTTTGACGAAGCTGATTCTGACTTTTCTGGAAGAAACAAAGCTGGTTCTTCTGTGTCAGGGGCTTCCGCTGTAGCACAAACTGGTGAAAACCCAGCTGTTCTTAATGACTCAATAGGTACTTCTACTGGTTACACAACTGGTACTGGTATGACAACTGCATATGCAGAAGCACTTGGAGACGCTGCGGCGAACTCATTTGCTGAAATGGCTTTCTCAATTGAGAAGTCAACTGTTACTGCAAAAAGCAGAGCATTAAAGGCTGAGTACACTATGGAATTAGCACAGGACCTTAAAGCAATTCACGGCTTAGACGCTGAAACTGAATTGTCTAACATATTATCTGCTGAAATCTTAGCTGAGATCAATAGAGAAGTAGTTAGAACAGTTTACAGAACTGCTGAAGTAGGTGCTGCTGATAATGACAACTCACATGCTGCAATTAACACAACAACTGCTGGAATTTTTGACCTTGATACTGACTCAAATGGTAGATGGTCGGTTGAAAGATTTAAAGGTCTTATGTTCCAACTAGAGAGAGATGCAAACACAATCGCTCAGAGAACCAGAAGAGGAAAAGGTAA